TTACCTAATGCATCATATATTGGTGTTTCAACCGCCGATGAATAATCTTGGTTTCTTTCATATGATTTTTGTGTCATTTCTCTATTAGAAGACAAATTTTGAGTTGACATCATAAATGCTGAAGGATCTTTACCTTCAACTTCAGCACGAGCTATTTCATAAGCTTTATTGTAATCTATACCTTTTTCTTCCATGAGTTTTTTAATACGATCATTAAGATTTTGTGCTTCTAATGTTCCGCTAGTTCCGCGATTATAATCATCAGTAATTTCATTTACTTTTTTGCCAACATAATTTATAGCACCAATTGAAAATGTATCTTGTGGTTCATTCATTTTCTTTTCTAATGTAGCTTTATCAGGTAAACCTTTCGAAAATGTATCTTGTGGTTCATTCATTTTCTTTTCAAGAATTTCTTTGTCTGATAAAACTGGTTCAGGTGCAGCCTGAGGTTCTACTTTGCCTTTAGGAGTTCCATCTGCATTCCATCCACTAGCATACTTTGAATCCCATACTTGTGCTTGCATAGGATTTGATGGGCGAGGTTTTTGATGACCTGCAGGTAATTCATCATATTGTTCGCCATTATCTTGTGCTTTTTGTTGAGCAATTTTTTTCTGTTCAGTAGCAGTTTTCTCAGCATATTTTTTTTGTTCTTCTTCAGTTTGCATACCAGCAAGACCAGGAACAGTTTCACCTACTGCTCTTCCTACGGTTGCTCCTACATAACCTCCTGCTAATGTACCAACAGGACCTGCTAATGATCCTACAGAAGCTCCAATAACACCTCCAACAGTTCCGCCAACTCCTCCAGTCGCTGATCTAGTTTTTAAGATAGTTGCTTCTTCTTGAGTAATCTCACCTTTTTTTAATTTTTCATCAATTTCTTGTATTTGCTGATATGATTGAGCTCCTTCAAGAACTCCAGATAAAACACCTGCTCCTTTTGGTCCTATTTTTGCACCGAGTGCTCCGCCAACTACAGCTCCGCCTGCTCCCATTACAGTATCAGCATTTTCACCCAATAATGCTTTAGCTTTTTCCTGTTGTTCAGGAGACATCATTCCATAAGCTGCACTACCTAATAATCCTCCTCCTACAATACCTGCACCAGTTTTAAGTAATTTTCCTAAAAACCCTCCGCCAGTATTACCTTTAGGAGTTCCTTCAGGTGCAGGTGTTTTATTTTTATTACCAAAAAAATCTGGTATTAAATCCATTAAATTGAATCCTCCTCCGCCACCTGAAGGAGGTGGCACAGTAGGACTTACTGGTGGAACAGATACATTTGATGGAGCAGTTTGGGATGTTGTTTGTTGTCTCTTTTGTTCTTGTAGAGCATCAACAATTGCGTTCATAGTTTTTTCTAAACGACCAAACAATTCTGAATTGTCTTCAATAGACTTTTCGTTTAGTTTTATTAATTTTAGAAGATTGGTATTTTGTTCTTTAGATTCTTTTAATATTTCTTTTATATTATCAGAATCTTTAGTAGATTCATTTATTGGTCCTGTAGACTTAGCAATGGTTGAAGAAAGCGAACCCTTCATTTGAGAAGCAATCTCTGCTTTGCGAGCTTGTTTAGCCTCATCTAATCCCGCTTGAGCTTGTTCTATAGCTTTAGGATTTTTTGAGTTCTTAAGAATTTCCTTAAGAATGTCTGATTGGTCTTTAGCCATTATGCTTTGCCTTTAATTCTTCTATATATTGGATGATCATATCAACATAGATATCTCGCTCAAAAGGATACATATTTTCTATCTCAGTCAATGAATATTTATGATGATGCATCAAAGAAAAATTAGTTTTATAGTAGACCGGTATACTAGAATATCCGATCAGAAGATAAAAAAATCCTTTAACCCACGCAGCACAACTTCTTCAGTTGATCCGTCCTTATATTTTACTTTTTGTTTATGTTCTAGAACTGGCATTGTGTCAAAGAATGTTTTAATTTTTTCAATACATTCTCTTGGCAATGAAAAGATAAATTCTTCAATTTCTTCTTTGGTAAATTCATCATATACTTTATTATCATCAAATACGGCATCAATACAGTTGATGAAAAGATCAAAAACATAATCATCTGCATTTGTTTTTTCTTTAAGAACGGTTTCTAAATTTGTCATGTCTTCAAAAGTAGGATAGTTCATTGATACGCCAATGCTATCATATATAATGAATTTTCTTTCATGCTTAGGATCAAATTTAATTTCTACAGAATTCAAATCAATAACAAAAGGAGTTACTTCTGTTCCTTTTCTATAATTCAATTCAATAGTAGAATCAACTGATCTTGCTCTTAATTTAATAAAAATATATTCAATATCAAACAAAGCTAATTTGTTTGCATCAATACCATCAACACAGCAATTATTAATGATTTGTTTTAATACATCAACTGATTCTGAAAGGTTATCATTGTCTTTTATAAACAAAAGAAGTTTTTCTTCTTTAACTGTATAGGGTCTAAAGTTTAATGTTTTTTTAGTAGAAGGTATTGTGATCTTGAATACTGGATGTGTTATCTTAGGTAATGCCATTTCATTGACTCCATATTATATAATTGATTAAGGTGTTGGTACTTGTGGTGCAGAAGCAGGAAGATTGTTTCTAAGTGATGGGAAAATCATTCCTTTAGGAACTTCAGGTGAATTATAAGGTAAGAAATTAGAATGCCATAAGTTGTAAGCAAAAGTCACTGATAGTTTACTTACTTGATCATTCATTTCCCATGCTAAAGAAAGGTCACCTAGATTAGATGGCCATGCATGATCTAAAGTATAAACAACAATGTTTCTATTTTCTGCAGTAGGTTTAACAATATAAATTTGAATTTGACCTTCGTATTCTTTAGGCCATGCAAATTCATAATAATTTAATTTAGTACCATCAGATGATTTTCGAATATCTCTTGAAAAGTTAAGAATATTTCCCATCCACTTTTGAAAATACTCTAATACTTTACCTTGATTATCAACAAAGAAATCTAAACGAATAGCGCCAGGAACATAATCAGTTGGTCTATTTTCAGGATTGCCATAACCTAATGGTCTTACTGCAACAGAATCTAAATGCATTCCGGGAAGTGTAGTTGCATCACAAAGCAACTCAATGTCTTTATTATATTCAGCAGAAGCTGCTCCCATGAAATTAGGAGGTGTTATACGTACAAAAAAATGAGATGGTTTATGGAGTCCATTATATTTGTTAATAGCTCCTAAAATTTCAGTTACATTAAATGACATTTATCTTCTTCCTGCTATGATATCCATGCTATCTTTAAATACTTTATTCTTATTGACAGTAAATCTTTCTAGTGGTAAGAATAAAGCGATATCCCATTCTGCAGAAGGTACAAGAAGAAAACGAGTTTTCATTTGTGACTTCAAATATTTCTTAACACAAGGTTCAAAATATTTATACTTAGCAGAAGAATTTAAAAGATCATATGAAATTCTTAAGCGTGTTTTCTCATCAAAATTTTTGTTTGTTGTAATAGAATATAAAGCATCCATTAGACGTGCTCTATATTGAAGAGGCAAATAATGAAGATTGATTCCCATGAAATGATCTGATGAAACATGAAAAGGAAAGATCAATGGGAAACGGTCATAGTATGGTAGCGTGTCTTTATGTTTTGCATCATAAGCAAACATATACATGAACCCAGGCAATATTGCTGCTCTTTGCTGTTCAGGATGTTTGTTTATTAAACTTACTGTATTAATGTTTCTTACAGCAGATGCTTTTTCTCTATACCAATCTCTAGAATCAACAAACCCGGGTCTCATCATTCCAGAACGACCTTGATTAACTAAATCTGTAAATATTGGCATATTAGACGCCTATTTCTTTTTCGGTGAAGATTTTGAACTGCCATCCACGATCCGCACAAAACTCTTGTGCTGCTTTCCACTTCGCAAGGTTTATTCCGTAAGTCATGACTTCCTTAAGATAGCGACGAGGATGCTTTGGATTATTGATAGGTTCTTTTGTTTGTACCATCGGTTTTACTTCTATCATAACTATATTTATGTTGCCATTTGCTTCTTTTAATTTAACAACAAAATCTGGGAAGTAACGATGAAGTTTTCTATCCTTAGGTGAACGATATGGTATGATTACTTCTTCAGATGACCACTCAAGAACGGCATCTGTAGAATCAAAATATCTCATCATTCGAAGTTCCCATAAACTTCTATAAATAATCTTTGTGGGATCACCTTTATATTTCTGTGGATTTTTTGGTCTAAAAGGACCTTTGTATGCCATGTTTGATTTCACCATAAATAGATTACAAGATATTTATTAGGAAAAAAATATGGCTCTCGGCGCTTTAGGATCAGCAAATATAAATTATCTAGAAGATGATGCTGGGTTTAAAACTAGAATAAACATCTATAAGTATCAACGTCCTAGACCTGGCGCAAAGTTATTAGTAACGCCACAAGCATATTTGACATTGCCTCTTCCTATGCAAATGCCTGAGGATCATTATAGTATGCAGATTGGTTCAGCAGATTTAGGTGAAATTGGAAATTTGACTGGCGGAAAATCAGGCGAATCTATGGGTCAATTAGAAGAAACATTAAAAGAAAGATTAGGAACAGGTAGTACCGCAGGAACTGTAGCAGCAGCATTAGGTTTGGCAGCTGTTGCAGCAGGTCCAGCAATTGCAGATTTAGCTGGGTTAGTAGGAGCATTAAAAGGTAACACGGGTGCTGCAATTGCAAGTCAACTTGGACAATCTGCCCTTACTCAAGCAGGAAAAAATGCTTTAGCAACTTTAGGTGTAGTTAGAAATCCTCATACTGCACTTCTATTCAATGGCGTTGATCTTAGAACATTTACTTTTAGTTGGAGGCTTTCACCTCGTAGTCAAAAACAATCATTAAATTTAGATAGAATAATCAATATAATAAAGCGTGCAATGCATCCTAATCTTACATTGGGTGGTTTTGCTCTTGATTATCCTAATCTTTTTACTGTTGAATTTGAAAATGATAAACAAGGTATAGTAGAATTAGGATTTAGTTTTTGTTCTGATTTTAGAATAAATCCTACACCTTCGGGGCAAGTTTACTATAAGAATGGATATCCGTCTATTGTTGAAATGTCAATGACTCTTAAAGAATTTCAAATCAAAACAACAGAAGATTTTGATTATAAAAATACGGATGCTGCTGGTGCAGGTAGACAAAATGCAAATTATGCTAGTGAATAAAGGAAGCAATAATGGCGTTTTTTTATAATTTTCAAACTATAAGCTATTTCAATAAAGATGCAAGAAACATAATTGCAAAGGCGGCTCTTATACCTGAAGTCTTTAAGCGTATGGAAGCATTTTATCCTTACGTAATTACAGAATATGAAAGACCTGATATTATTGCTTTCAAAGAATATGGCGATGAAACATTAGATTGGGTTGTGTATTTTTCTAATAATATAACAGATCCTTACTTTGATTGGCCTTTGAATCCTGAAGATCTTAAACGTCATTTAGAAAAAAAATATAATAAATCTATCTATGAGTTACAGAGTCAAATAAGCCATTATAAGTATACTGGAATAACAGATGAAACTCAAGAAGATATTGACAGAAAATCATGGTTGATGTCTACATCAACCCATGAACTTATTGATGATACTTCAGGATGGTCACCAGTATATCTTTATGCATATGAAGAAGAATTGAATGATGCTAAACGTTCTATCAAACTATTAAATAAAATTTATATTCCGCAATTGAAAAAAGAAATAAAGAAAATATTTAATAATGAACAGCTCTAGTAATCCGTTTAATGCAAAATTAGAAAATGTAGTAATTACTAAATTTGATGGTTCTGACAAAATGTCATTGATGCCTCAGGTTGCAGAATTTACTTTATATCAATCTATATTTTCTCCATTGCTTACAGCAGACATTGTATTTGTTGATGGAATTGGTTTGATGAATAACTATCCATTATCAGGTGAAGAAAAAATTGAAGTAGAAATTATTCAGTTAGGTGAAGAAGTTGCAGGAACAGGGCAAACAAATTTTACTAGATTATTGACTTTTGTTATCTCAGCAATCAAAGAAATATCTGTTGATGATGATGGAAGAAATATGACTTTTATCATGCAACTTATTTCCTATGATGCTTTCATCAATGCTAAAACTCGTGTGTCTCATGCATATAATGAGAACATAGAAACAATGATAAAGAAAGTATATGATGACTATATCATTAAAAATAGAAATGATCCTAAACCAAAAGTATTAAAAATATTTGAAGATACACAAAAGGTTCGTAAGTTAGTAATACCTAATATCAAACCTTTCGATGCTATCTCATGGCTATGCAAGTATGCTATTTCAAAGGAACCTGAAAAGTATTATACTCATATGTTCTATGAGACAATAGAAAATTATACTTTCAAAGCATTACAGAAATTAACTTTTAGAGATAAAGAAGATAGAGATGCTATTGATGCTGCTTCTAAAGAAAAATATATCTATGTAGGTGATATTTCTTTGGTTAGAAATAATCCTGCTGCATTAAAATCTTTAGAAGAAAGAGGATATTCAGATTCTCGTATCATTAATGATCTAAAGATCAATAAAAGATATTCTTCATTTGAAAAAATATTAGGTGGATATTTTGAAAATGAATTAGTAGAAATTAATATGCTTAAGAATGATTATAAGATCACTCGCAAAGAATTGCAATACGCAGATCAAACTTTTAATACTATTAATCCAATGAAGGGATATAATACTTCTAAATATATTGAAGATATTAAAGATGAATTTACTGAACCTGAAACATCTGCAAGAATACGTTATTTAATCAATAACTATGATGACGAGAATCAACCATCATTTAGAGATAAGTTTGGTCGTTCTGCTATGTCTTTTCTAGCATATCAACAAGTAGATATTTCTATAGCAGTTAATACTAATCTACTAATGCGTGTAGGTGATTTATTGTTTATTGAGTTGCCTGAATTTCATGGATTCAATTTGAATGATGCAGACAAATACCTTTCGGGTTACTATGTAATTTCAGAAATTAAAACTGTAATGAGACAGGGCGGATTCAGCGCAAGTTACGTAAGAATCAATCGAGATTCATTTACTAATAATTTAGAGAAAAAACATAGTTTTGAATTTGCTCAACCCGAACCTAATAGAGAACCTACTCCTGGACAAAATTAATGCTTTTAGATGATTTATATGGATCACAACAATACAGATGGTTCGTCGGTATCGTAAAAGAAATAGTCGATAACGATAGAGTAAAAGTTCGTATCTTTGGCATCCATAGAATAGATGACACCACAAACGTTTCTGATGGCGATTTGCCTATAGCAATGGTTGTTTATCCTACAAATAGTTCAGGCGGCAATCATGCGCTTACTCCTGGCAAATGGGTTGTTGGTTTCTTTGCGGATGGAGATGATTGTCAACAACCTATAGTTACAGGTGTCATTAAAGGCGGTGTTGGTGCAAGTGAAAACTCATTAAATAGTAATGGAGCAACTACTCCAGGTGCGCCAGGTTCTGCTAGTGATACAGGAACAAATACAGAAAATAATGGACAACCTACAGCAGCACCGTCTGACCTTAAAGGAAATAGCAATCTACAGAAAGCATATAACTTCCTATATGAGAAAATTCAAACATCAGGAAAATCGGGCGGAAGTATTCATGTTCAAACGAGCGCTATAATTGCAGCAATTCAAGCAGAGTCTAGTGGCAATCCTAGAGCAGCAGTTATGGATTCTAATAATTGGCCTTCAAAAGGTATTTGTCAATGGAACAAAGAACGTTTATGGAAACTAGAACGTAGATATGGTGAAGCAAGTTCACAGCAAGATAAAAATACAAGACCTCTCAATTGTACTTTAGAACAACAACTAGCATACCTGTGGGATGAATTGAATAGTAATGAAAAATCTGCATATAATAAATTACTTGCAGCTACAAATCCATCAGATGCAACAGATGCAATGATTGCTTTTGAAAGACCTGGCGGGGTATGGAAAAGAGGCGGAGGAGTCGATAGAGGACACCCAGAATATAGCAATCGTTTAAGAAAAACTATGGCAGCGATGTCTTCATTTAAATATGAGGGTAGATAATATGAATCAAGCTAGTGCATCAAAAATAGCAAAAGCAAAAAATTTATATTTTAAAACTACTAATACTCCAAGAGGAACAAAATTAAATTTGAGTTCTCTAGGAGGAAACTATGTAATAGATGTTGATGGGACTGTATATGAGATATCTGAGGCAGGCGGTGAATCTGCTGCGATTACTGTAGTTGGTGGAATAGATACGTTTGTTAATGAAAAACAATATAGACCTTATGTTACATATCTCACTCAAAGACAAAAGATGATAATATATAGTATATTAAAAGAATTAGCACAAAATACAATCAAGGCAGAATTATCTGCAGGTGATAATACTATGTTGGAAAGTTTAATTAAAAGTGTTTATCGTAATTATTGTGGATAACATAAATGACTGAATTCAATTTAAATAATAAAGAATCAAAAGAAATTACTAATCCTGAAGGCGTAGGTCTTGGTCCAGGATCAGCAGAAATACAGCATCCAACGCCACCTATTCCTACTTTTGAAGTATCAGTAAAAGAAGCAGCAGTACATCAATCAGATGTTCAAAAAACATTTACTGGACCTTTTGCAGGAACAGGATCCGGATCGGGTCTTACTCCTAGTGCAGAAGACAGTCATGGATTTAGCACACCTACAGGAAATAAAATTCAAATAAATGGTACACCCGGTGCAGAAACAATTGAAATAGTACATCATACAGGTTCAGCAATAATGATTGATGCCGATGGTGCTATTTTCTTGATGCCTTCAGGACTTAAAGGTTTTGGATTGAATGCTTCACGCGGTGATGGCGTTATTGCAGCAAACCAACGTGTTATAATTAAAGGTAATTCAGGTATTACTGTTGAAACAGAAGGTAATCTTGAATTTAATGTTGGTGGTCATCTATATATGGATGTTGGTGGCGACTATGTTCTTAATGTTGATGGCGCAACTACATTTTCATCTGATGGTACATTAAATTTTGAAGCAACTAAAGATGTTATTGAAACTATTGGTGGTATAAAAAGAACAACTATTGCAGGTGATTTAAGAACACAGGTAGCAGGACAAAATCGTTTTGATAGTGGCGGAAATTTCGAAGTAAGAACTAATGGCGACTTGAAACTTGATACTCAAAAAGGTGTTGATATTAGAGCAAAAGAATCATCCACCTTTGAAGTTGATACTAATAGTTTAAATCTTTTAGCTAAAGAAAATGTAAATCTTTCTGCACAAAAATCAATCTATACAGTATCAAAAGAAGATACTACTCTTGAATCTGATCAGAACCTTGCCTTTAGAACCAAAGGTAATTCTGTTATGAGTTGTCCTGGTGATTTTTATATGGACGTACAAGGTACTTTAGATATCAAAGGATCTAGTGCTTCTATTAGCGGAACAAATGATGTAAATATATATTCTGCTAACGTCAATTTTAATGCAACTAAAAACTTTAATATCAAAGGTGCAAATACAACACTACAAGGTACTGCAACTGCATATGTTATTGCCCCTTCTGTTCATTTAGATGGATCTACAGAAATTCATACATCCACACCTTTAATTAGAGCAAAACCAGGCCAAACATCTACTGATACTGGAGATAATCCTGCATCTGCTACAACCCCCACTGCACCCGGTGCAATTGAAGTAACAGATCCTCGTGCGCCGCCCTCAATTGTTTCTCCAAGCAAAGCAGAATTTCCTACTGCAAAAGAAGTTCTCGATACTATGACTTCTGAAGTAGAAGCACCTGATTTTCCTTTGAACGCAAAAAAGATGAACGCAGAAGAAATGTCTCGTTATGAAAACGAAGGAGGATCACCTAATCCTAGAGCAAAAGCAAGAGCTCAACCAAATCAAGGTGCCGGATCTCCTACGACTATGGGAGATTCAGCAGGAAGTATTCCGGATTCGTCAAATCAAACTTATGATGGATCAAACAATAATCAAGTTGGTGAAAAAAATCCTTTTCCAATTCCTTCATCAGTTCAAAACAACAATGATAAACTTTCTCGTCTTGTCACTGTTGGTATGTTGCCTGGGTTGATGAGATGTGGTGCAACAAATAATGGATTAAATAGAGCACAAATTTTGCATAATGCTTCACATCTAGCATATAATGTTCTTGATCCTGTTCTTCGTCAATTTGGAGGAAAAATTCGAATTACTGATTATCTTCGTATTGGTTCTGGCGGATCAAGACATTATTCTGGACTAGCAGTTGATATGGCATCATCAGCAAGAAACTTTGCAGAAACTGCTGAAATGGCAAAATGGATAAGAGAAAATGTTGCTTTTGATAGATTATTTTTAGAAGCAAATCATGCAGGAACAGTTCATATACATTGTGAAGCAGCACCGGTAGGACAACGAGGTGCTAGAACAGTATGGACATGTTCTGATCCAAAATGTCAATCTAGAACAGATGGATTACAATTAGCATATGCTGTGCAAGGACTCAAAAGAATGGGGTTAGCGTAATATGGCAGATTCAACTGTAAATCAAGCAGCAATAGATGCATATAATATTGAATTAGATTTCACAAAATATCCTGAAACAGGAGTTCCTCCTGTTGTAGAACCTACACCCGATATAGGACCTATTGCTTCAGAATATCAATATACAAATGATTTAGGTATAGTTCAAACATTTGATTCTGCAGGAAATCCAGAACCTAAAGATGTAGATGCAGAAGCAACAGCAAAAAATAACTATGAAAACGCATTTCCTAATGGTGAAGTTCCGCAACCTCCAAGAAGACCTGCTGAAGAATCAAACGGAGGATCTGAAACTGTTCTAGGTCCTGATGCTATCGCAAACAAGCAAAAAGGATATCTTCAGGAAAAAGGATTCGCCGGCGATCAGTCATTGTCTAACGAAGATGCTGCATTTAATAAAGCAGTTGATATGGCTGCAGGACTTACAGCATTAGCAAGAAATATCGCTGCTATAACTGCAAAATCAAGTCGTCAAAGATCTAAAGTAAATGATTATTTTCTATATGATCCTGAAAAAGAATTGCTGCAAGCAAAAGCAAGACAATTTGCTTCATTAGGAATAGTTCCTTATGATGTTTTAGAAGATTTTCTTTATATTCTTATTACTGTAGATAATCCTTTAGATATGAATCATATTGCATGTGTAGTCGGTATTAGAGAATTAGAAAATCCCAATATACTTAGAGAACCATTTCAAATTCTCAATTTAAAAAACCTTTATAAAATTGGGTATCTTGCTAATGCTGTTGCATCAATAAACTTTCAATATAGCACAAAATATTATGCATTAGCTGCAATGGATCATAATTCAAGTCCCTATAGTACGCTACAAAATCTTGCACAGGTATCTGGCAATTATAATAATATTCCTGGTGGGTTAAATAGAGCGCTTTCTACAGCAGCAGCAATTGGCGGTGCTGTTAATCTTGCAGGTGCAGCAACTATGGTTGGAGGAAATCTTCTCAATGCAGCATTAGGACAGTTTCCTGTTGTCAACATAGTAACAAATCAAATAAAAGATATTATAAAAGATATCACAACAACAGTAGGTTTGACTTCATTATTTTCTGCATTACCTTCTTTGCCAAATACTGCATTAGGTAAAATTGCATATCAAGCAGCAATAAGTCAATTACCTACGATTGCAGGTAACTTTTCAAATATCACTACAAATATCAATAGCACAATATCTGCTATGAGCGTTTCTGGTGTTGCGAGCATGATGCCTCTTATGGGACAACTATCATCATTAACAAGAACAATCCGTGACATTCAAAATATTACTAATAACATTTCAAGTATTGCAAATATTGCTACAACTGCTGCTAAAAAATTCGACGTTTCTAATAGCATGATAAAGATTGCTACACAAGGAGCAAGTTTACTTTCTGCAGCAAACGGAATCATGAGTGCACTTGGTGCATTGAGTAGTCCTGGCAATATTGGATTGGCTGCAGGTATGCAATTAGCTAAATTAGGTGGCACCGCTCCATCAGGTATCATAACTGAATTAACATTAGGACAAAGAATACCTCCATCTGTTCTATATAAAAACCCACAATTAAATCCTCCATCATATCAAGGAAAAGCTTTCTTTGGCGAATTTCAAGGTGCTCATGGTGCAATGGATCAATTATTTTGTAAAAGAATAGGTGCATTTCCATCTAATGCATCAGGATCAGGAACATCTTCATTTGGTTTGCAGAATTTTGCTTCTATGGGAGGTACAACATCACTGGTTAATATGGTATCACGAGTTCTCATCGGTGCAAATATAGCACCAACATCAGGTCCTCTTGCAGATGCAATAAATCAAAAAACTGCTAATCTTTGTAATATATTGAATGTTCCAACTAATTCTGTATTAGAAGCAAGACGTTCTGATCATTCTATTCCTTTTATGATTGCAATGGCAAGCGTTATCGTTGATGATACTGCTAGTCCATTCCCAACAAGCGTTCATAATGAGGGATGGAAATTAGCAGCATCAGTAGGAAATGAAGTTCAAAGATATAATCCTGCTTATCTTTCTGTCTGTGCTACTTCATTATAAATACTATTATGACAATAAAAACTCTACGCCAAGAAGCAAGATATAAAGATTTTTATGTTAACTTTGACGCCCATCCGGTTCGCAAAGATCTCTATGTATTGGAAGACACGGACTCAATAAAGCAATCAATAAAAAATATAATATTTACTGATCCAGGTGAACGTTTTTTTGCACCTTATTTTGGTGGCGGAATAAGAGCATCTCTCTTTGAAAATATGGATCTAAATACTGCCTATTATATTAAAAAACAAGTAGAAATTTCTATTCAAAATTTCGAACCAAGAGCACAATTAATTCAAGTGGTCGTGACTCCAAAAGAAGATCAAAACGCTTATGCTCTTACAATTGTTTTTTCTACAATAAATAATCCTGAACCAATCATTTTCAATACCATGCTAACTAGAGTAAGATAATAAATGGCTAGTAATACTGGATTCTTATCAACTACAGAGTTAGATTTTAATTCAATTAAATCTAATTTGATTACTTATCTAAAATCACAAGATAGGTTCTCAGATTACAATTTTGAAGCATCTAACTTTCAAGTATTATTAGATGTTCTTTCCTATAATACATATTTAAATTCATTTTACTTGAATATGGTAGGATCAGAAATGTTTCTTGATACTGCACAACTAAGAGAATCTGCAGTATCACATTCTAAAGAATTGAATTATCTTCCTCGTTCAAAAACTTCTGCAGTTGCTTATATTGATATCACGGTAGATCCTGGTAATAGGACTCCTGCGTATATTACTATACCTAAAAATTATACATTTACTACAAGTATAAGCGGAACAACATTATATTATTCTGTTCCTGATGATATCATAATTAGACCTATTAATGGATCATATATTTCTTCAAATACTGCAATATACGAAGGATCTATAGTAACCGAATATTTCAATGTTGTTGCAAATAGCAATATATACAATTTACAATCAGATAATATTGATACTCGTTCAGTTTCTGTATATGTGTATGAATCTTCTACAAGCACCATATCACATACTTATGAAGTTGCAGAATCTTTATTTGGATTGACTCCTACATCTAATTCTTATTTCATTCAAGGATATGGCGACAACAAATATCAAATTTATTTTGGTAATGATGTTACAGGTAGAAAATTATCTCAAGGAAATATTATTAAAGTTACTTATAGAGATACATTAGGTGAATTAGGAAACGGCGCTTACATTTTCAAAAAAGGAAGTGCTCTTTATGATGTTGATGCCAATCAATATACAAATATTTCAGTGGCAACTGTAAGAGCAGCCACCGAAGGTTCTGAAAGAGAAAATATTGATTCTATAAAATTTAATGCACCTCGTTATTTTCCTACACAAGGTAGAACTATAACATCTCAAGATTATGTTGCTATAGTAAAAGCTAAATTTCCACAACTACAAGCAGTCAACGCATATGGAGGTGAAGAATTAAATCCACCTCAATATGGAAGAGTAGGTATTGCAGTAAAACCATACGGAACTGTAGGTTTGATTTCTGATTCTTTAAAGGTAAATATTGTAAATTATCTCAAATTAAAAAATCTTACAACCGAACCAATCATCATTGATCCTGAATTTTTTTACATTGACATTAACTCTACAATAAATTATAATTCATCAATAACATCTAAAAGTTCAGCACAATTAAAAGCTTTAGCAGAAAATGCAATATTAAATTATGGAAATTTAAATCTTACTGAATTTGGTTCAGATCTTCGTTATTCAAAATTTGTTTCTAGTATTGATAATTCGGATGATTCTATAGTAAGCAATGAAACTAAACTTCGTCTTATTAAAAGATGGATTCCTACTTTTAATATTAAAAATACTCTTTCATTTTCATTTGATAATGAATTGTTCCATGAAGCAATTTCTTACGCAATACCACAAGGACATGAGCAAGTAATTGTTTCTGATACCTTTACATATACTAGTAATGATATAGATTATCTATCTTATATAGGAGATGATGGTCAAGGTGCTTTAAATGTTTATACTTATCAAATTATTAATGGTGTTAGTACTAGAACAGCAATCGCATCTGATATAGGTACTGTTAATTATATTACCGGTGAAATTTTAATTTCTACTACAGTCAAATCATATATTGGAAACTATATACAGATATATGCTTTGCCAAAAGGTAAAGATTTATATTCAATTAAAAATAAATTTTTAATAATAGAATCAACAAATATTTCATTAACAATGAATGACATAGCAAAAGCATAATGTTACCAACACCAGAATATATTTCAACATTTATAGAACAACAGTTTCCTGCTTTCTATCGTGAAGAAGGTCCTAAATTCATTGAGTTTGTAAAAGCTTATTATGAATGGATGGAATCTGAAGGAAAGCAAACAAATAAAACTAGAAATTTGTTTTCTACTAGAGATATTGATTTAACTGCTGATGCTTTTGTAGAAGAATTTAAGAAAAAATATTTGATTGGTGTTCCTAAAGAAATTGCTGGTGACAAGCGATTTCTACAAAAACATATTTTTGATCTTTATAGATCAAAAGGTTCTCTTGATGGATTAAAACTTCTTTTTAGATTGCTTTATAATGAAGAAATTAATGTTTATATTCCATCATATGATATGCTCAAGCCTTCTCATGGAAACTGGATTGAGAAAAAATATCTAGAAATATCATATACAGATTACAATTATAATTTTAATAATAAATTAATTACTGGCGGAACATCAGGTGCAACTGCGTTCGTAGAATCATTTGAAAGAACGTTTGGTAATGATAGAATTATTAATATTTTTTATATAAGTCATATTCAAGGCACCTTTATCATTGATGAAAAAGTAACCTATGAAGGATTGGAAGCGAGAAACGCACCTAAAATTTTAGGATCTCCTGTATCTTTAACAATAACAGCTTCTGTTCCTGATAATGCAGGTGGAGATATATTGATTCCTTCTTCCGGTAATGGTTCAGGAATTGGATTAAAAACATCTGTATCTAATACAATTAATGCAGGTACTTCTAATGCGACTATTATATTTAAAGTAATAAATGGAGGATCAGGATATACTGCCAACCCAACAATAACAGTTTCTGCAGGATCTAACTCTACAGGAACGGGTGCTACTTTTACAGGTGTAACACTTAAAGATACTACATCTTTTGTATATTCTACATCATTGCTAAATTATGCTGCATACTATCCTATTACAGAAACAACTATTGCAAACACAATCAATAGCACTACTGATTTTATTACAACTGCAAATACCAATAGTTTTGCTAATAATGATAGGATTTTATATACTACCTCTGCGGGTAATACTGCAATTACAGGTTTGACTAATAACACTTCTTATTGGGTTGTTTCTGCTAACTCATTAGGATTTAAATTATCTACAACCCGTGCTGGTGCTAATATCAACATTACTTCAAGTACAGGCAACGGGCATAATTTTTATAAAGATCAAGTTGTTAGATTTAATGCTTTAACAGATGTTGCAAATACAACAGATTTTATTAGTATTCCTAACAATTTATTTGCTAATGGTGACCACGTAACATATCTTGTTGAAGCAGGTAATACTGCCATTTCAGGACTATCAAATAATACTATCTATTATGTTGTAAATGCTAATACATCAGGATTTAAACTTGCAACAGATTATGCAGGTGCAAATATTAATATTACTGCAGGTACATCAGAATACGGACATACGATTGCTGCAATAAATGTTTCTAGCTATCCATTGAATTCTACATCATATGGTCCTTCATTAAATAATGCATCTCTTTCGACAATACTAAATTTAGGAATAACCTTTGTTACTACTACAATAGGAACTATTGATACTTTAACAGGAATCAATCCAGGTTTAGGATATGATGGTTATATTAGTATTTCAGTTGTAGATCCTTTGGTTTCTGCTTATGGAACACCTGATATAAATGGAAATGGAATTTTAGGTAACAATGCTGTTATCTATGGTAATGTTGTTATCGGTACAGGATTGGTTGATACTGTAAGAATTTTAAATTCAGGTTTAGGCTATTATACTAAAAATGAAAATATTCAGTTATACAATAGCACTCAAGCAAATACAAGTAAGCTTTCAAAAGCAACTATCAATTTAGGTGGCGTAGGATCACAAGAAGGTTTTTGGTCTGATACTCGCGGATTCCTTGATAGTAATAAGTATATTCAAGATTCATATTACTATCAAGAATATTCATATGATATAAGATCATCAAAAGCATTAGACAAGTATAAAAAAATACTTAAAGATTTATTTCATCCTGCAGGTAATGAGTTATTTGGTCGTTCTTTGATGACTTCGACTGATAGTTCGCAGCAGGGCAGAATTCTTAACAATATTACGGTATATAGAACTTTAGGTGCCGAACTTGCAACCTCAGCAACCTTCAATGGAAATTCTGGAGTTTCCAATACATTTGATTATATAACAGTAAATAGCAACAATGAATTGAGTGATGGCGATTATGTTCAATATTTTCAAGAAACAGCTAATGTTGAAAGCTTTAATGCTAATACTGGCGTATCAAATACTACTTACGTAATAACAACATCTAACACCAATTCATTAGTTGATGGCGATTATGTTCAGTATCTAACATCTACTGGAAATACTGTATTATCAGGATTAGCTTATAATGGTAGATATTATGTTGTCAATGCAACATCATCTTCATTGCAATTGGCAAATACTGCTAACGGATCACCTATAAATATAGTATCAGGAATTTCTGAAACTGGTCATAATTTATATCAAATATTGCCAACTGTTGGCGGATTAGCAAATAATTCAAGATATTTTGTTATTAGTGCAAATACTACAACACTACAACTTTCATCATCTAGAAATGGACCTGCAATAAATATATCATCTACTTCTAGAGAAAGCATTCAATATCTTCGCACAGTAGTACCGGCATCGGGAAATTCAGTATTCATTTTAAATATTTCAAGGTTACTATAACATGCCTTATACTTTTACGCCAGGACAAATTTTAACAGCGGGAGATTTGACTGCCGTTATCGCTCAAACGGCGACAACAGCAACTAATGCATCTACGTTGGCTACAGGAACTGTTGTTGAAACTGTTTTACCATTCCGTATGAACCAAAATGTTACTACAACAAGCAACGTGACTTTTGCTAACGTAGTAATTACTGGTAACTTGACAGTACAGGGTGTTACAACATCAATCAATACTTCTAACTTAGATATTACAGATTTAAATATCACTGTTGCTAAAAATGCAGCGAACAGTTTGCAAGCAAATGGTGGCGGATTGACTATTGCAGGTGCAAACGTTCAGTTTTTCTATAATGATGTATCTAATAATATGATACTTAGTCTTCCTATTAGCATTGGAAATGCTACAGGAAATGCAACTCTTTCTAGTTCAACTTTAAATATCAATAGCATTTTTATTGCAAACACTACAGGTGCATATCACACAGGAACAGTCAATGCAGCGTCTCATACAGTTGGAGCAACATTTACAGCCAATGCTACATTAGTCAATGCCGCAGCAATAAACATTACCGGTCAAGTAAATACAGTTACATTATATGCAACAACATCTGCTAATATTGCTTCAGCTGTTCAGGCTAATGCTACGGGATTATGGACTACAGGTACGGTTAATGCCGCATCACATACAGTCGGAGCAACATTCACTGCTAACGCTACTTTAGTCAACGCTGCTGCTATTAATATCACAGGTCAAGTAAACACGGCAACATTCTATGCAACAACTACTGCAAACGTTGGCGCAAATGTTCAGTTAACTACTAGTACATTATCAATTGGAAATTCTACTGTAAATGCAACAGTAAACTCTACAACATTTAGCGGCATATCATTAACTGCAAATAATGCCTCATACCTAGGTGGAATTATTGCAACAAGTTATCTTTCTGCAACTGCTAATATTAATTTTACTGGCGCAAATATTTACTTTGGTAATTCAACAACAACTTCAAATGTTTACTTCCAAAACAATTCAGTAATATATGCAAACAATAGATTTGGTACAGTTAATCAAATACTTTCATCGAACGGAACTGCCATGTATTGGGCAGATTCGTCTAGTGCTGCTACTAATACATTATATGCATTTACTTGGACTAATACACATACTCACGGAAATACTACACAACAAGCAAACGTAGTATATGCTAATGGTGTTATCATTGCTAATAGCGCATTTGGAACTGCAGGACAAGCATTAACCTCCGATGGCACCAAGATGTATTGGTCAACAATTGTTGTAAATGCAGCTGCACAATATTCATGGACAAATACTCATACGTTTAGTAATACAGTGACATTTAATGCAAACTCGTTTGCTACTACAATGGCAAATGGAACATCCAATACTTCTATTGCAACTACAGCATATGTACAAAATAGTTTAGCAAGAATTTATTATGCTAACGGAACTCAAGCATTCCCATAATATAGGTTATTGATAAATGCCAAAGGTTATTACTAAATATTTTTCTAGAAAAATTGCTAATGCTGTTCAAGCAGAATTGAGTAGCAACATATATTATTTTGCTCTTTCAAAGCATTCTGAGTATACTGATGAAAATGTTCCTGAGGATGCAATCAATACTACAGAATATATTAATAAATTTCAACGTGAATTAATTTTAGGTAAAAGAATTAAAGCATCAGACGTCACCAATTTGCTTGATAGACATTCATGGCAATCGGGTACTGTGTATGCACAATATGATGATACCGACCAATATATGTACGATAAAGAATTCTATGTTATTAATGGAACAGAAAACGTATTCAAATGTCTGTACAATAATAACGGCGGCGAATCAATTGTAGAACCAACAACAATTTCTACTAACAAATTTCAAACAGCAGATGGATATATTTGGAAATATATGTACACTGTTGAAACTGCAAACAACACTAAATTTTCTACTTCTGCGTATATACCAGTAGATGCAAATTCGACTGTGTTGGCAGCAGCATCAAATGGTTCTATTGATATTATTTTGATTGAAACTGCAGGATCAGGATATAGGGGATATATTACAGGATCAATCAGTCAAGTAATTAGCAATTCAATTTTTAAAGTAGTATCATCATCCTCGCTGTCTACCGATAATTATTTCTATAACGATGCTGCTTTTTATATCACAGTAGGAACAGGTATTAGTCAACTAACAACAGTATCTAACTATATCGTTAATAGTTTAGGACATTTTATCTATACTGCTAATTTGATTAATTCACCTGCATTAGATACGACTTCTGAATTTAGAATTGCACCTCAAATAAGAATAACTGGCGATGGCACTGGAGCAAAAGCAGTTTGCACAGTTAATACTATTTCAGGATCATATTTTATTGAAACTATAGATGTACTTAGCACAGGATCAAATTATTCTTATGCTAATGTTTCAATTATAGCAAATCCTTCATATGGTTCTAATGCTACTGCAAGAGCAATAATACCACCTAAGGGTGGTCACGGGTATGATGTAGCAACAGAATTGGGTTGTTATAATGTAGGCGTTTCACTATTTTTTAGTAACAATGAATACTCAACAATTTCTACAGATGTTCCTTTTAGACAAGCAGGAATCATATCATATCCTTATAAGTATTCTGCTCCAAACACATTTGCTACTTTTACATCATCTACAGGTATTTCTAATACAAATGAAACTATAACAATTGCTAATGCAAATACACACTTTTTACCAGGTGATATGATAACTTATGTTTGTCCTACTTCAAATACAGTTCTTTCTGGATTTGTTAATAATGAAATGTATTTTGTCAAGACATCAAATACAACTACAATAACACTAAGTGATACTTATGAAGGTAACACAAAAAATTTAACTTCTGCAGCGACAGGTGAAACGCATTTTTTATATACTACCAGGGCATATAGCGCAAATACATTTAATGCATTAATGACATTAAATATTTCAGGTATTACAGGAACATTTTCTCGTAATGAAACAGTAACAGGTTCTACTTCATTGGCTTCAGGTAAAGTTGCTTTTGCAAACAGTACAGTAGTAAAATTAAGTGTAATAACAGGAACATTTTTATATTCATCAAACGGATATACTTCTGAAACACTTTCAGGTGCAACTTCTTTTGCAACTGCTACTATTTCAAGTATAAATAATCCTGATATACAACCTTATACTAGTTCTGTTTTATATATAGATAACGTTGAAAAAATTACAAGATCTAATGTTGATTTTGAACAAGCATATTTGATTTTAACTCTCTAAGGAATAAAAATGACCGGTAATGTTCCATTAAGTAATGCTACAGTAAACATTCTTCAAGGTACTTATTTTGATGATTATGATGAAAATAAAAAGTTTTATAGAATACTTTTTAGACCTTCAACTGCTGTTCAAGCAAGAGAATTAACTCAACTTCAAGCAATTATTCAAAATCAAATTTCTAGATTTGGAGATCATATATTTAAAGACGGATCTGTAGTAACAGGCTGTGCGCCGGTTAACCGCCAAAGTACAGATTTTGTTCGTGTAATTGATTCTTTTGCTAATGGATATACTATTTTACCTGGTGCATCAGTTGAAGATTTAGATGATACTTATACTATAACTAACGGCAAAGATTCAAATACTGCTGTTCGTGCAAAATTATTTTTTGCTAAAAAAGGATTTAAATCAAACTATCCTGATACCAATCGTTTTTATGTGCAATATGTTTTTACCGGAAAAGATGGATCAAATAATGACGTTGCAACATTTTCTAACGGCGAGATTCTTTATATTTACAATGCAAATCAACAACCATTAGCTAATCTTTCTAATACAAATATTGTTGGTAGCATTAACGTGTATACTACTAATACTACTGCAAATGCTGCTATAGGTGTAGGATATATTGTTTCTGTAACAGATGGCGTTATATATCAAAAAGGATTTTTTCAAAAAGTAGATCGTCAATATGCAATTGTTAGCAATTTTGATTCAAATGCTAATAGTCAATTAGTAGGATTTGAAACAGTAGAATCTATTGTTACTGAATATCAAGATGTATCACTAAATGATAACGCTAATGGATCATCAAATTATAATGCTCCGGGCGCTCATCGTCTTAAATTAACTCCAACATTAGTAGTTAAATCAAAAACAGAGTTAGTAGAAAATAAAAATTTCTTTCCTATTATAGAATTTGACAACAATACTGCGGTAATGGCATCAAAAGATAATGTTTATTCGGCTATCGGAGATGTTTTATCTAAAAGAACATATGAAGAATCTGGTGATTATGTAATTACACCACATTCAATTGAAACTACTGCAAATACTTCAGATGCAAATACATTCAATTATGAAATTTCTCCTGGTGTTTCTTATATTAAAGGTTCTAGAGTTGAATTGATTGGTACAAGACGTATTACTAGTTATCGTGCAAATACTACTCAAATTGTTCAAAATAAAATTTTAACTGCTAATTACGGAAATTTTGTTTATTGTAAAGAAGTTCTCGGTGCAATGAATTTTGATAAATTGGGTGAAGTTGTATTATATGATACTGCATTTACTGCAATTTCAGATCGTGAAGGTTTATCTGGAGGAACATCAGGAAATATTGTTGGCTATGCTAATATAAAATCTGTAGTTTATTATTCTGGTACTAGAGGTACATCAGAAGCACAATATTATGTTTACTTATTTAATATAAGAATGAACACTGGTAAAAATTTTCAAAATGATGTAAAAAGTATTTATTATGCTAACGCTGCTGGCTATACGAAATTTAAAGCTGATCTTATTTTAGAATCTAGTAAAGCTGTATTGTATGATGCAACATTAACACCTATGGTATTTGATACGGGATATCAGGCAATAAAATCATTAACACCAACTGGTGGCGTTAGAGATACTACATTTTATTATAGAAAAACGACTTCTTCAACATTAAATGCAAATGGATTTATGTCATTTACTTTATCTGGCGGATTAGGTGCTGCAGGAACAGAACAAATCTATAATACTGATTCAAGAGAATATAATATAATATTAGCAGCAAATGCTTATTCTGCAAACGTTGTAGGAACAATAACTGCAAATACTGCGCTTGCAAATTCAACAGCTGCAAATATTGTAGGTTCTTCTACAACATTTGAAGCTTCATTAAAGGTTGGCGATACTATTCGTCTTTCAAATACCGGCGGAACAGCAGCACTATTTAAAGTTTCTGCAATTTATTCTAATACATTGATGAGTGTTACTCCCAATGTTACCGTAAACGCTGTATCAAATACATATCAACGTTATTTTCAAGACGGACACATTTTTAATATTACAGATTCAATGCTTTCTGTCACTCCATTATCAAATACTTTTACTATTTCTACTGGAATAACGTTTGATAGCGGATCTGGTTCTACAGTATATGCACAATATCCGGTCGCAAAATCGCCAGCAGTACAAGCAGCAAAAACAGTTGGTAAAAATCGTTTAGTTAAAATTGATTGCTCAAATAACGCTGCAACTTCAATTGGTCCATGGTGTTTAGGTTTGCCTGATGTTATTAAGATAAACAACATCTGGATTGGATCATCAAGTACATACTCAAATACAACAGCAAATCGTTCTGCATGGTTTCGTTTAAATAATGGACAAAATGATGATAGTTATGATCTCTCAACTATATCTATAGATCCTACATATAAATCAAACATAACAGGAACATCGACTATTCTTGTTGATTTAAATCATTTTGTTAGCAATACAGATTCTGGTATAGGATATTATTCAATTGATTCCTATCCGATTTATACAGACGGAATCAATTCAAACTCAACTACTATTGCTATTGCTGATATTCCTATTTTCAAATCAAAAACTTCTGGCAAATCAATTGATTTGCGAAATGCGATTGATTTTAGACCTGTAAAAGCTGCTACAGCAAATTCTGTAGCAAATACAAATCCTGCTAATACTTTAATAACAATAAATCCTGCAGTATCCAATTCGAATACTTGGTCAATAAGTACATATGGACAATATCATCCAGAAGTAGATTCACAGTTTACAGCTGATTATGAATATTATATTCCTAGATATGATTTAGTTTTATTAGGTCCTACCGGCACTGCATCTGTTGCAAACGGCATGCCTGATATTTTTCCTAAAAAACCTTTAAATGTTTCTGATGCATCTGTTATTGCTGAAGCATACGTTCCCCCATTTCCTTCATTAACTATGAGAGAAGCGGCTGCAGCAAATCGTTTTGATCTTTCAACTAAAATTACATTGAAAACAAACCGTAGATATACTATGCGTGATATTGGAGTTTTAGAAGATCGTATTGCAAAGTTAGAATATTACACCGTGCTTTCTATACTTGAAAAACAAGCAAAGGATGTTTCAATTGGAGATTCTACTGGCAAAGATCGTTTTAAAAATGGTATATTTGCAGACCCATTCAATTCACATGCTTTAGGTAATCCTGGTGATATAGAATATAAGATATCTATAGATCCTTCGAAATCTATAGCTCGTCCAGCATTTAATAATCATTATATTGATTTTCAATATAATTCTTCAAATTCTACAAATATTACTCAAAAAGGCCCATTCCTAATGTTGCCGTATAATCATGAGCAATTTGCTCAACAATCATACGCAACAAATTATAGAGTTTGTACTGAAAGTCTATGGTCATGGAAAGGTTCAGCTGTATTAGCACCTTCTCAAGATATATTTCAAAATGAAACAATTGCACCAGCAATCAACAATACAATTGATCTTGCTAAAGGTTTGCAAGATTTAGCAGGAAGCGGATTTATCAATACACAAATATTTGGAAAACAAAGTTCTAAATCATTAGTAGATCAAAAAATTTCTGTAGTTGAAGGTGGCGGAGGAGTAACTACTACTACTGACACTACTACTACAACTACGACATCTCAAGATGTATCTAAACTACAAATATCTACAACAAATAAAGAATATAATATGGGGACATCTGTAATAGACGTTTCTTCAGTAAATTATATGAGACAAATTGATATTGCTTTTTATTCAAAAAATATGAAACCTAATACCAAACTTCATGTATTTTTTGATGGAATAAAAGTTGATGATTATATCACTCCTGGAATTTTAAATACTGATATTAAAGATTTTACTTATAATACAAAAGAAAAAAATATTGTTACTGCAACTGCTAGTAAAGGAACTGCTCTTTCATCAAATTCCTCTGGATGTGTTGCAGGAATCTTTACTGTTCCTGCAGGGCAATTTTTATCAGGAGAACGTAGATTATTAATTACTAACGTAGATGATTTAGTAGCGGGTGCTAGCTCAATGCTAACAAAATCTGAAGCTACTTTTTATTCTTCAGGGTTAGCTGTAACTAAACAATCATCTACATTAACAACAATAAATCCTGTAATATTTACAAGCCAAGAAACAGTAACAAATACTGTAGTTACTAAAAATCATATTGTTGACTTTGTTCCTGATGCTCCACCAGATCCTCCTACACCTCCAGATTGGAGTGGGCCAATAAATGATCCGATTAGTGGTAATGGCGACGGAGGCGGAGGCGATGATCCTATAGCTCAATCATTTATGATAACAGTTCCTAATGATTCTTCGGGCCAATTTATTTCTAAAATTGATTTATATTTTAAAGCAAAAGATACCATTAAAGGTGTTACTGTCTTTTTAGTAGTATTAACAAACGGTGTTCCTGATTTTAGTAAAATCTTAGGAAGTGCTCATTTAGATTCGTCTGGTGTAAATATTTCAGACAATGCACAAACATCTACAACATTTGAATTTGATCACCCAATATATGTTTCTTCACAAAATGATTATGCTTTTGTTGTTGAGCCTGATGGAAGATCTCCAGAATATTTAATTTGGACTGCTGAAACTGGAGGATTTGATATCTATAATGGAATTCAAGTATATGAAAATCCTTATGATGGAATCATGTTTGTTTCTGCAAATAGAAAATCATGGACTTCAATTCAAAAAGAAGATATTAAATTTAAATTATATCGTGCAAGATTCAATCAAGGCACCGGTACAGCAGCATTCAATAATGAAGATGATGAGTATTTGACTCTTACTGGAATAGTAAAAGCAAATACAAGAAATATTTCAGTAGGAGATGTTGTATATACTTCTAATTCTACTGTTGCTAATACAGCTGCAGGAGCTCCCTTTGGAATAGTACAATACTATGATGAAATTAACGGGACTTTAGTTTTAGATAGCACTAGAGCAGGATTTTCAAATACTGTAGGTTCTGAAAGAATTCAAATTCATAGAATTCAACCTACATCTAATACTTCACTTTCTTATTCTACTACGTTAACAGATACTATAATTGCATATGCAAATGTTGTTTCTGTTGATAATTCTAAATATCATATAATAACTCCTAAATTTGCAATCATGCAACCACAAAATACCAATTTAAATTTTGCATTAAAAGGAACTGATACATCTTATAATTTTGATTCTTCTTGGAAAAATGTTTCAAACGAAGATATGAATGAAATTTTTGATAAAGAACGTATTGTAATGAGCCGTTCCAATGAACTTGCATTTAGTTCAAATAATAAATCAACATTTTTTCAAGCAACATTTACTTCAGCCGATTCATTAGTATCGCCTATTATTGATTTAAGAAGAAAATCATCTTATTTTATTGAAAATTTAATAAACAATGATTATACAAATGAACAATTTACTTATGGAAATAGCCTTTCTAAATATATTTCTAAAAAGGTAGTATTAGCTGACGGACAAGATGCTGAAGATCTTCGTGTTTATTTAACTGCAACTCGTCCTATTAATTCAGATATTAAAGTATATGCTAAATTTTTAGGTTCGGATGATCCAGAAGAATTTTCAACAAAACTATGGACTCCGCTCTCTTATTTAAATGCTTCTGATTCTGTTTATACATCACAAGGTAAAGTTGATGATTTTATTGAATACGAGTTTGGCGTTCCTGCAGGAACATCTTTAATTCAATCTTTTAACGGAAATACTTCTGTTTCAAATACAGCAGAAACCATAACATTTACAACAAATGCTTTTGTTAACAATCAAATTGTATTATATTATACTGCTTCTGGCAATACTGCACCTAGCGGATTATCAAATAATACATTTTATTATGTAGTAGGAGCAGGTGCAACTACATTACAATTATCAGCATCACAAGGCGGTTCAGCAATAAATCTAACATCTTCAACAGGTTCTGGCGTAACAGAAATAGGACATTATTTAAAAGGATATGTTGCGTCAATTGCAAGAACTGCATTTACAAATCCTGATAATAGTAATATTGTTGAATATTATAATAATTCAAATAGTAGAATTTCATCATATAAATATTTTGCAATTAAAGTTGTTCTTTTATCATCTGATAGAGTCAATATTCCTAGATTAAATGATTTGAGAGCTATAGCCTTACAGATATGATATTATGACTATTAAAATATTACCAACGGATGGGTTTGTGAGACAAGAAGATAATCCTGGTGCTATAATAAATGTAGACAAGGGCAGTCTTCAAGCTTACAAACTCAGACGTGAAGCAGAAAAACGTAAAGAAAACGATATAAATATGCTTAGAGAAGAAGTGACGGAATTGAAAAGTATGCTTTCACTAATATTAGAAAAGATAAGTAGCAAATGACTATTACAGTAGCAAACGTTGATACTGCATCAGATACCTTTGGTGGATTAGTTACTAAAGTTAATGTGATTGCAGATGCTCTCACTAATAAAATTGTGACAACAAATTCAAATACTGCAGTAGGTAATGCTGCTGTTGGTGCATCATTTACAGCAAATGCAGTATATTCGAATAATTTTTATGGCGGAAATACTTCAGTTACTGCTAATATAACATTCAATACTAATGCGATATTCATTGGTTC